CCGTGTGTCTGGCGATCTTTGCACGCATCTCTGCGGCGTACCGCTTCTCCCGGCCCTTCTGGGTCTTCTCGCTGTACTCCCGGCGCATCCGCTTTACCATGTCCCGGCGCTTTTCCCGCTCCTTTGTCAGCATTTCACGCACCCGTCCCACGGCCTCCTGCTTCTCCAGCTCCCGCCGGTCGGCAAAGGTCTTCTTCTGCCGCACCTGGTCAGAGATCATGCCGTCAATGATGTCGTTGGCGATCTCCTGAATGGCTGCGTCACGGTAGCTGTCAAAGGGGTTTTCATAAATGCTGTCCATGCTGTCCAGCACATCCGCGATCTGCTGCAGCTTGTCGGCCTCGGTATACACGTCACTGGGAAAATAGCCCTCGCCGAACATCTCCGTCATCTCCGCATAGATCGTATCTACCGGTGTGCCATCCTTCTTGTTCAGTTTCATTGTGCCCATGTGCTGTTTGCGGAACTCGTTGTAGTGATACATCTCCCCGGTGGTAAGGATCTTCTGCCGCTTCAAATAATCCCGGATTTCCAGCAGCTCCGCGCCGTTCTCTGTCAGCTCCGCCGTGTTGTCCACGATCTTTTCAGCCACGCGCTTTGCGTAAGGCATCAGGGCGGACATGCTTACGTCCCTTTTCATCACGGCCTTGCCCAGCGCCTCCATGTCGGTCTGAATTTCCGCGTACTTTACGTCGCTGTCATACCGCCGGATGGTATCCAGCCCCAGCCGCTTCACGTCCTGCAGCACTACGGACGGCTCCTTGCTGATACGCATTTCGCCCTTCAAGTCCTGCACCCGCTGTTCCAATGCGCGGTTGCGGCTGGCCAATGCCGTGCGCTCCCGTTTCAGGTCGCGCATCTCCTGCTCAATGTCCGCTGTGCTCCGTAGCTGAAATCTGGCACCCTCTACGCTGTTCACGGCATCCAGCCGTGCTTTTTCGTCTCCGCTTGCGTACTCGATCATCCGCACACCGGCGTTTTCCAGCGCTGCCTTTACCTCTGCGCTGGCGTCGTTAGGGATGACCGCCGCCAACACCTCATCAAATCCAACAGCTCTCTGCGGCTTCGCCTCAAAGTATCCGGTCGGCATATTGGAAATGTCTTCATACAGCTGCAGCACTTTTTCCGCCGTATCCGGCTTGATTTGCAGCGTGTGGTATGTCCGCAGCTCTTTATCAATTCCCGCCACAGTCCGTTTTGTACGCAGCGTCTCTACAATAGCCGACGCCGCATCGTCCGATGCGATAAACTCATTCTTTGCTGCAGGATCCTTGATCTCGTTGGTCAGCTCCGCAAGGCGTTCAGAATACTTCTGCCGGATAGCGCTGTATTCTTCCTCGGTCATTTTCTGCAGCCGCCCGGAGTCGGCCTTGATCTCGTCAATAGAGCCGTAATCCTTTGACGCAACACCCCAAATTGCCTGACCACCAAAGAATGTGTCAGCACCCTTCTGATCGCCTTGCTTCATCGCTTTAACAATGTTTTCCAGCGTGATCTCATAGTGCGTTGCCGAAAAACTTCTGCGATTGCCGGAGGATGTATAGTAGTCCTTACCGTTGTAAATGCCCTCGTTTTTTACAACACCGTCAAACAAATCATCTAGCCATTGCTCGTACTCCTTCTGGTTTACCTTGTCGCGGATAGCTTTGTTGGTGGCGGCTCTGTCCACTTCCTCCGTTACAGTCTCCGTGTTACCAGCCAGATATTTCCGCGTATCCAACATATACCGCATCTTTGCCGCAACGGTTTCTGCATTTACCACATCAGCCGCATCCTTTGCAGGCAGCCCCAGCTTTTCGTAGTATTTTTGCAGCGCGGCGTTCAGCGCTTCGCCGTGTTCTTTGTACCACAGTTTTCTTGCCGCAATAGGCGACTCGCCGCCCTTTGCGCGAAAATCGTTTACAGTGCTCTCCCCCAATTCGCGGATCAGGAACGATGCCATTTCCTGCTGGTTGTCGTCCATGCGTGTGACTTCACGCTTCATTACATTTTCTACCGCACCCCGCCCGGTATCTTCCAGATAAATGTTCATCACGCGCGGGTCGTCGCGCATAGCCCCGACAACTTTATCTACGCCGCCCTTCCGGTTCAGCTCATCCTCCAGCGTGTTTGCCGCAGAATATAATGAGTCTGCAAAGCTCCTACCTTTCGACCGCTCCATACGGTAAAACAGGTCGTGGATTTTCTTGGCGTATTTCTCATTTACCTCGTACTCGATTTGTGGGGCAGTTGGTGTCCATGCGTCGTAACCGTATACCTTGTTGCTGCGGAACAGCTGCGGGTCGATGGTATCCTTGCTGAACACAAACGAAATGTCGCCGTACTCGCCGTGGCCTTCGTCTGCCTTTACGATGGCAATACTCGGCATGGGAAGTCCGCCCAGCTTTGCGGCATCCAGCAGGTTCTTCTCTGTCAGGTTATGCAGCGCCAACAGGTTTTTTGTCTCCTCCACAGGCGCTTTCAGCGAGAACTTTGGCTTGACATTTTCGCCATCGGTGGGTATACTATTAACAGAAGCATTCCCCAACAGAGCGCCGGAGTTTCCGGAAGAGCCAGCAATTCGGGGGGTGCTTCTTTCTTGCATTTTCCCGATATTGTAAACAATGCTCCCATCCTTACCCAGCGCAACGGAAATGCGCGTTCGATAATACTTTCCATCGAAATCCATGAAATATGCCGTTCGATAGTTCCAGCCGTCTTTTGCCATGTCCCCATGTCGTCCGGCTTCATCAAGAACAGTCTCCCCACCTCGTACAGATACCTTTATCAATTCGTCAATATGCGATGCGGCGTTTGCCTTTCGTTCAAAAGTTTCATCGCTCATTGTCTGTCCGTAATTATTATATCTGCTGCTGAGTTTTCCGGCTGACGTCCTCGTAAGAATGAGGATGTCCCCATCTTCGGCTATCAAGCGCACATCTTCATTGTTCCGGATTTTTCCGTTGATGTAGTTCTCCAATTGTTCGCTCCATGCCATAGGATCGTTGCCAAATAGCACTTGCCTGTCCGCCTGGACATATTTCATGCCATTGGGGAACTGCTTGATTTGATACTTTGCACCGTCGCCCTCACCTGCGGCGGCTTTTGCCCTCTCCGCCTGTTGCTCCGCTGCGTCAAATGCTTTCTGCCACTTCTGCGCCACCGCCTCCAGCTCCGCAAAGTCCTTGCCGTATGCCTCCTGCGCCGCCACATCTCTGGCCTTGCCGGTAAAGATGGACTTAACCTTTGCGATGAACTCCTTCAGGCTGTCCAGCAGCTTTTGCGCCGCCGTACGGTTGCTCTGGGAAAACTCACGGAATAGGTCGGGGTTTTCCATCATGTCCCCGGCGAAATCCGCCGCGATCTCGTCCATCACCTCGTCCTGCGTCAGCGTCACGCCGGAGCTTTCCGCCTTTTCCCTGTACCACTCCACGACCTCGGCCATTTCGTCAATGCCCTTTTCGCGCATACGGTGCTCCATAGCTGCCTGACGGAATTTTCTGTACTCGGCAGGGGAGAGGTCTTGCATACGGTGTGTGACCTCGTGCGCAGCTACGTTCAGATAGGGCTTGTTGCTGTCTACGGCAATCTGGATCAGGTTCTTATCCCTAATGTACTGGCCGTTGGCCTGACCGCCCATAACGCTGTCCACAAACTCGATACGCACACCCAGCTTTTTGCCCATCGCGTTCAGCGTGGCCGCCGTGCGTTTGCTTTTGGCGATTACCGCGCGGGAATAGACGTTATCCGCCAGGCCTGCGCCCGCCGTGGTGGTCACGCTCTTGACCTCCGCGTTCTCCCGTGCCACCTGTGCCGCCGCGTCCTCCAGACCGGCATTGTACGCCGCGTATCTCTGCTCCGGTGTCAGCATGGCCGCATACGCGCCCTTCGCTTTGCTTGCTTCAATGCCATTCAGCCCGGCATTGTACACGCTGGAGAATCCTGCGTACAGGGTGGGCACGTCCTCCGCCGTCCGGCTCATTTCCTGATACGCTTTCTGCCCAGCCTCCAAAAAGCCGCCTGTGGGCTTCTGTGCGCGTCTCTGCGCGACAGGGGTAGCCGTGGTACCTTGCGCCTGCGTCTGCGTCGTGTTGCGGCTTGCAAGGGCGGAAATGTCACGTTTCAGCTGGCTGATGGGCTGCTGTGTGTTCAACTTCACGCCTGTGTTAGCCTCCAGCGTCTCCACGGCCACAGGATTCTTGGCAATAGCCGCCGCCTGATTGCCGGTGATTCTCTCGCCCCGCGTTACAGCGTCCACGGCTTGTGCCGCCTTGCTGTCCATCTCCGGTGCGGTGTTTTGCCGCACGTCTGCCGCATAACGGCCATAGCTATATGTGTCGGGGGAGATTACACTACCCGCCACACCGGCCATTCCCCCTACCACAAAATCATACAGAGAGTTGGCCAGCGTCTCACCGGCAGTATCTACGTCGCCTCCATAGATGCGTGGCATCTGCCACTCCATCCAATCGCCGATCAGCTCTTCCAATCCCTCGCCAACGCCGGACGCCGTCAACTGTAATGCCGCATTCAGTGCACGCTTGCCAGCCGCCGTTTTTCCCAGCTTGTCCACGGCCGTCTGTATAGCACGCTGCGTTACATCGTCAAGGGCACCACCGCCATAGGCTTTAGCAAACGGCAAGGCCATGTTGAACATCTTTTCTGTCAAAACTTCCTTACCGGCCTGCACCGCGCCGTATGCGATTTGCTGTTTAAGATCGCCGCCGCCCTCGCGGGCTTGCATGGTCGCTCCGCCGAACGCTCTCGTTGCAAACGGCATCATGCTACCAGGTGTGCCCAGCAGGGCGTTAACAGCCAAATCACCGCCCATTTGAGCCATAGACGCACCGGCGTCTATCACCATCTGGCCGAAAGTACCCACGCCCTCTTTGGCAGCTTCGATATCGCGGCTTCCGCTTTGCTGTACCTGCAAAGCCAGATCCCGTGATGCTTTTGTTGCTTTCTGCTGTACGCCGGTAGAGGTATCTACATTCACTTTGCCCAGACTTCCATACAGCTTGTTCAGGTCGGCGGTGCCCATCTGGCCGGACGCGGCATAAGCCGCTTTCAGCGCCTGATCGTATGCGCCGTCGCCCAAAACAGTGGCATACGCTTTCATTTGCTTCAGCGCATTGTCCAGTTCGGCGGCGCTTGCCGGGGTCTTGTCGGTGTCATAGGCGTACTTAGCTCTAACAACGGCCCACTGTGCGTCTTTCAGCGCCGCTGTATTGCGCTGTGTTCTGCCGCCTTGTCCTGCTTGATAGGCGACGCCCATAGCGTCCATATTCCCAGCAAGACTTCCTTTCAGCCCGCCGGTGACGGTTTTACCGGCACGGCTGAAAACGCTTTGATTCTCGTTCTTCTGCTGCTTTCGCCGTTCGGTCAGTGCCTCTTTGTCTTTTACTTCCGCGTCGTAAACGGCTTTGCCCTGTGCCCCGCCGACATAAGTAGCTTTTACGCGCCCGGTCTTTTGCGCCGACCCACCGGTGTATGTTACATCAATACCTCGTTCTTTTTTTGCGGCGTTCCCAACGTAGGTAACTTTCATGCGCCCTCCTATTCGGTCACGTTAAATCCCATTTTACGGATTTCTTGCTTTTGCTTCGGCGTCAGCTCGTCCCACACTGATTCTACAAGCTGGCTTGCGCCAGACATATTCCCGGCGGAAATTCTGCCGCTGATTGTGCGTTTGATGTCAGAAAAGGACGAGCTATAGGAATTTCCTGTTTCGCCTCTGGACGGGCTAACTGTTCCGGGCACATTTCTGTTGTACGTTTTCCCGCTGTTATAGCTCGTGCCGCCATACGCGCTCCGCGCCGCGCTCTGTGCCGCCTTCAGTCTCGCGTTGTAGTCGGACAGGCTGTCGCGGTACCGGTCGTACTCGTCGTTGGCCAGATTGCGGTACAGGCTGGCGCTGTCCATCAGGTCGCCGCGCTCCTGAGAATACAACTGCCGTGCCACCTCCTCCAGCTGCGCCATGTACTGGTTGTACTGCTGCTGCGCCGCTGTGGTGGCGTAGGAAGACGCAAGCCCGCCCGTCCTGCTGGCCACCTGTCCAAGCACGTCCTGCATGCTCATTCTGCCGCTGGCGCCGTACCGGTCGGCCAATGCCTGATACTGGCTGCCCTTTGTCCAGTCGTCGTAGTTCATGCTGGTCAGCTGCCGCGCCAGGGCGTTCAGTTGATCCATGTATTCGCTGTTGTAGGTAGGCATATCGCCGACACTTGTGGGCATAGTCACTGTCTGCGTGCTTTTTGTGCTTGTGGAGGTAGACGGCGGCGTGTAGCTCGCTCCGCCGCCCTGAATGCTATCGGCCACGTCATACGGCGATTTGCCAGCCGCCAAACCGCCAGCCGCATTTTTGATGATGGTGTCGAGTATTTTTGACGCTCCGCTTGTAACGTTGCGCCCAGCGTTATTTACGCCGTCAAAAAACCTGTTTACGTTATTCGCCATCGAACTGCCGCTGTTCGATACACCCGGTTTGCCGGAGCCAATAATGTCACCGTCATACTTCTTTCTTGTTGCCATGTTACACCTCCGTGTTTGCGTTCTCCAGCGCCGCCACTCTCTGTTCCAGCGCCGTGTAGTTATTCTCCAGCGTGGTCACTCTCCCGGCCAGCGCCGCGTAATCGTTACCCAGCGTGTTCACAGTTTGGATTAGTGCCGATATGCTGGCGCTCTGACTGTTTACCGTGCTTTGCAGCGCAGACACCGTATTTTGCAGCGCCGTAAGAAGAATGTACATCTCCGCGCTGGAAACGCCCGCCTTGCTGACGTTCTTTGTCACGTTGCCCATCGCCCAGTCTGTGCGCTGACACATGTATTTGATGTACTGCTCCACCATGCGCAGCGCCTCCTCCGGGTTGCCCTTCGGCAGCTCGTTCAGGCTTTCAGGGAAAACGATCATTTCACATCACTCCCTATAATGAACTCGCGGGAAATACCCAGAATGGTACATTCTCCCTCACCCTCAAGCCGCAGCTCGAACTTGTCACACCGGTTTGTGGCAATGCGCATGGCGGTCACGTTGTAGTCCCGACCGGCCACTCTGCCGCACTCCTGCCATGACTTACCGTCAAATCGCGCCTTTGCGATCACGTGGCTGCCGGCAGGCAATTCAAGGCGCACCAGCAATTTGGAGTACGTTTTCTTCCCGTCAATCGTCTCGTACATGGGAGTGAACTGCGCCACCCAACGCTGATCCTTCGGCGTCGGCGCTCCGTCCAGCAGGTACACATCGCCGCTGCCGTCCAGCATATAGAGATCCTTTCCAATCCGGGCGAAGTCCACCGCCTCCGTGCCGTCCTCCAGCACCCATATACCGGTCTTTGTCTCGTATACCATCAGCTTGTGCGCTGCGCCGTCCTTCACGCTGAGATAGTAGCTGTCGCCGTCGTTGCCCGCTATCGCATCGGTGAATTCCTTTTCGCCAAAGTTATCGCTGATCAGCGTAGGCGTTCCGCCGGAGTAGGCGTACACGCCGTGGTGTCCCTTGTAAAACAGCGTATCGTTGATGACCTGCTGGCTCTTCTGGCACCCGTCCTGCAAGCCCTCCATCTCGTATGTGTACATGGCGTACTCGGCGGGATAGCTGCCCAGCATCTTGTGCAGCTTCGTCTCCTTCCAGAACAGCACGGACGAACTCAGCTTGCAGCACCCGGTAAATTTGCCCTCTGTGCCCACAGCCAGCGTATACGCGTCTGTGCTCAAACCCTCATACACATAGAAGTTGGTGGGATCGCCCAGGGCGCTGGCATAGATGGTCTGCGTATCGCTGTCACAGCCCCACAGTCGGTTCTCACTCTCGCATATAAAGTCGAGGTCGGGGATCTTCCGCTCCAGCTTAATGGATGTGCTTGCTTCGTTCACCGCCACAAACGTGTTGTCTGCCACCGTGATCGTGTTGGAAGTGACCGCCTTAATGACAAAATCCTTGTTGTTCTCCGTCTTGGAGGTGCAGCCGGAAAGTGTCACGCCGTCACCCGCCTTGAACTTCGTGGTCAAGTCCGCCCAGCCGTTCACAGTTATTTTGTTTGTGGCAAACGTGGCCTTGCTGCCAGCCAGCTCCGCCGCCAGCGGCTTTACCTGCTGATCCTTAATGTCCAGATATACCTTGTCCGGCCATATCACCATTTTGGTGTTGACCACGGCAAACTGCTTTTTGCCAGCCGTCACCGTGCCGACCACCTGCCCGTCGTACAGAAGGGAAGTGCCCTGCACCGCCACCAGTTTGTCCCACGACGTCAGCGCCGTGGCGTTCTGATACGCGGTCTGCTTTACCCGGCCTTTCCGCGTGGTGATATACGGCCACCGTCTGGCGGACAGGTTCAGGCTGTCCCGCAGATCGCCGTCCGCCAGCTTATCAGACCAGTTGATTCCGCGCATCTGCACCGTTTCTATTTTGTTCGGGCGCAGCGCATAGGGAAGCTCCGGCAAACGCATCACATCACCTGCACATTTCCGCTGTCATCTGGGCAATGATTTCTCCGCCACCAGCCCAGCGCCTCGTTGAGCGCCGCATCATACACCGCCTTGTCGTTGGCATACAGCGTCGTCTCGTTGTTATAATAGTCGATCTGGCCGCACAGATACACCACATACACCCAGTCATGGGGCGCAGGCAGCAGCAGCGTATCATCCTCCGCAGGCCAGTTGTATTCCGGCATCTCATGATCCAGCCGCTCCGCAAGCTGCCGGTCAATGCCTGTCACCCACTCCACCTTCTGGTCGTGGCTGATGGTATTCAGCCGCAATTCATCCGCTCTTGAAATGGCCTGTGTAATGGTCATTTGCCCTCACCTCACTTCACCAGCTCCCACGTGCCACACGTTCCTGTGCTGTTCAGGATCTTCACCAGCAGCTCGCCGGGGGTCATAGGCGCCAATGGCTCCTGCGGCTTCTCCGGCTCCACATACGGAACTCCGAAATACTCACACAGCCCCTTGGCCGCGCTCTCGGCGATCTCCTTCATGTGGGTGTGGAACCATGTGGCGTCATCCAGGTTGTCGTGGAACACGTGCTCCTCGTAGAAGGAGACGGCTTTCGGCACACGCAGCTCGTACAGACCGCTCCGCGCCACCAGCTTCACCGTGCGCGGGTAAATCTGCTTCCGGTACTTCACCATGATCTCGCCCAGTTTCTTGCCGTTCTTGGAGTAGGTGTAGTACATAGGGAAGCAACCCCGGGAGTTGCCCTTACCGTCTGCGCTGCCGTTGGTGTGGCTGACGTAATGCACGTCCGCGCCCCACGCGTCGCTCTCCCGCACGTTCTGCTTCATGATGGCGTCGCCGTTGTCGCCGTTCATGGGTGTACGCCGATAGCCGCGCTTCGTCTCGATGCCGCAGCGGTTCAGGATGGGCTCCAGAATGTCGATGTACTCGTTGTTCTCCAGTGCCTCATAGCACTGTTTCCCGTCCGGGCGCGGATATACACAGGGGTTTGCCATGTGCATAGCCGGGGACAGGTAGACCTTCGGGGCGGCCATTTACATGGCCTCCTCGTTGTTGGTAGACTTCATCTGCTTAAACACCTGATTGACGCCCGTTGCGGTCAGGCCGGACATAATGCCCACGGCGACCGCCGTAAAGTAGTCCTCGGCGGGGAAATCCGGCATGTGGAATGCCAGCGCCAGCGCACCGATGATGCCGCCGCACACGCCGCAAATAATGGGAATCCACTTGTTGTCCAGCGCCGTGGCCTTCACGATCATGCCGATCAGATAGCAGATGACGATGATAGCGGCAACAGTGGCCACTCCGATAGTGTTGATGTCCATAGTTACTTCCTTTCCGGCTTTACGCCTCTCGCTTGATGGGCAGCTTCCTTACTTCCTCCATGACCCGTTTTGCGCTGCCGTTGCCGCCCATCTTCTCATACGGCTGGTACAGATAGTCATTGAGGTTTTCGTACTCGTCCTGCGTGACATAACCCCGGGTCACGTACGCCATGCCCAGATGGATGATGCGGTCATGCGCCAGACCCACCAGCATCTTCCGCTCTGCATCGTTCTTGTCCGCCCGCTTCGATACCAGCGCCCACAAGCCACTGCTTGTCAGCACCGCTACCGCCAGCGGTACGACGATCTGCTGTACCCACGGTTCCATTCGCTCTCCTTTCCGGGCTTACGCCCTGTCTGTTCTCACACGCCCAGCATACCATTCGCCCTTCGGGGATCACCGCCCCGCAGCATACACAGGTGTTGTCCGTCATTTATTCTATGACCTCGTTTCTGGTAATGATAATGGTTGACAGGTCGCTTGGCGTTGGGAAATACCAACGAATGTGGTCGTATGTCTTACCTTCGGCCTGAAGGGTTTTTACCGTAAACTTCCAGCAATCTTCACCTTCATCATAACTTGCATCCATAAGTGCGGCGCTCACGGCGGACGCTGTGTTCCAGATATATACAAATTGCGTTTTAACAGTGTCCATAGCTGTGCCTGTTGTAAGCGCAACGCGGGCGTTGGTGGTCGCCGCAGTAAAATCAATGCCCTTGAAGCGGATAACATCGCCCGGTGCGATCGCAACATAGTTAGAGCAACTATGTCCCGGAGCGTCCGAAATAGCCCCACCAGACCCCCACCGCTTATTTGTTAGCCAATCTGCACTGGATGGGTCAGCGAGATTTGTATACCCTGCCGCCTGCTTCACCGCCGTCACGGTAATTTCTAAATCGCCCGTTACATTGGGGATGGCGATCACGCCGTCCTTATAAAATGTGGACACATCCACACCTCCCATCAAAATAGATATTGTCGCGCCATCCAACGTGTAGCCCTCTGCCGCCGTCAGTGTGGCTGCGTAGCCCTGCCCATCAATGACGGCCGCTTTTCCGTTGTCGCTGGTGCAGTGAGTCAGGCTAACTGTCACCTTACGCCGCAGGACGGTCTGTGTCCCACGCCAGACGCTCCCTGTTACGTCTGCGCCACCCATTTTCACCTGCACAGAGCTGACGACGTAACCGTTCGCCGGTGAGATCTTCGCCGTGTATGGCTGATACTCCGTGGCGCTGGCCGCGCCGTTGTCACTGGTCGCATTGGTCAGTGTGTTTGTAACGGTGTAAGTGTCGATGCTTGGCGTTACCGTCTCCGGTGTGCCGTCTATCATGGCCGCACGAAAGGCATTGATCTCCGACGCCGTAAAGCCAAGCGTGGCAACCCAGCCGACCGCCTTATCCCGGAACGTGCTTCCCGGTAAGGCGTTGATCTGGTTGATAAGCCCCGTCCAATCAGATTCGTTTCGCCGCCTTGCAAGCGCGTCTGTGCTCGTGCCGGTGTAAAAGCACGTCAGCTCATAATCCTTGTCGATGTCGCTTTGGCTCACTCCGAGCAGCGCTTCAATAACACAGGCAAATGTTCCCGTTCTATCCGCGCCCGCTGCACAGTGGAAGTATACCGGCTGATTATGCAGCACGCAGTCAAATGCGAATCGGAGCATACCGCGCCACACCGTCTTATTGGCGATGGAATACCACTGATATATATCCGGGATATAGTACAGAATATCCGTTCCCAGTACGGAGCTGGTAGGAGGCGTGTAGTCTGCCTCGTTTTTACCTCGCAGATTCAGCTCTGCACGTACACCGCACTGGCTTACCAGCACATTTCTGTCTGTGGCGTCCATGTCTCCGCCACGAAACATCATGCCGTACTTGACCTTGCCACCGTCGCACGGCCAACCACCCAAATCGCGCACATTCGGTGCGTGAGGGGTCTTGATCCACCGCAGGGCATCCAGCGGTTTGAGTGTTCCCGCCGCACTGTCCGCTGAAAACGGAGTCTCCACGTTGGGAATCTCGTTGTAGTATGTCACGCCGCCCACCGTCTTACCGATGGGCTTTGTATTGGACGCGACAGGCGTGGCCGGGGCGTAGTCGGCGATCTGCGAATTGCTGTAATCGCTGGGGTCGTAGGTCACATTGGCGATGTAGTTCCGCACCGCCTCCGGGCACTGGTGCCATGTGACGGACATCTTCGTGCTGATCCCATCCACCGTCGCCTGCATCTGGGCGATGGTCTTTGCGCCGGTAGTCCCAGCCTTTGTGTTGATATGCTGGGCAAGGCTGTCCAGCTTGCCCTTTGTTACCACTACCTTAGCCATACGCCACCTCGTCCCCGTTGGGAATCTCAGCCAGCACCAGCGCGGCAATCTCGGACTTGTCGGCGGAGGTAAGGACGTAGTCGGTACCCGCTGCCTTTACCCCTGTATCTGTGCTCCCGATATACCAGTTGCCGTTCTCACCAATGTGGGGCGTGATGCCGTCAGTGCCTTTGAGTGTTCCCTTATAGGTAATGTTGGCGCTGCCGCTGCCATCCGCTTTATCTGTGCGACTTGTGCATAGGCCGACATTGCCATTGTCGGGGTTATAAAGCCAATCGCCCTCGCCCCATTTAGGTGCTATAATCGAACCATCCCAAACAACGGCCTGTACGAGGGAGGTTCCCACATTGTGCTGATACCATCCCCGGCCGCGCGTCCCATCCTTGCCTATGGCCGTATACTCGGTGGCCACATACGCATTCTTCGCTGTGTCCCACAGTTCCCACTTACCGTCAGCGTTGATGCGGGGCGCGTGCTTGATGCTCTCTGCCGCAGATGCAGCGCTGCCCGCGGCGTTATTTTCGCTCAGCTTAGCAGCAACTTGGCTGTCTTCCGCTTTGCTCTTAGCAGCTTGTGCATCAGATGCAGCCGTTATTGCATCACCAGCTTTTGAAGATGCAACCGATGCGCTGGTTGCAGCATTAGCGGCACTTTTGCCAGCACTGGTGGCGCTGGCAGCGGCGTTCGCTGCGCTCCCAGCGGCGGCGTCCTCGCTGGCCTTTGCCGCCGTAGCACTGTTTGCCGCTCTTTGGGCAAAGGTAGCCGCATCATTTGCCGCTGCGCTTGCAAACGTGTATTTTTGGCTGGCATCCTGTGCGCTCTTCTCCGCCGCCTTTGCGCTCTCGCTGGCATTTTGCGCCGAATTTTGGGTAGCTCTCAAGATAACCGCTGCGGTTTCCGCCGCATTCTTTGCCGCCGCCTCGCTTTTTGCCGCCTCCGTTGCCGCCTTTCGCGCGTCCACGATGGTGGCAAGCACGTTGTCGATCTGCCCTTGCAGCTGCTCCACGTTAGAGGCAGGTACATCCGCCTCTGTCTCCGCGTCGGCGCTCCATTTGCTCTCCGCCACGGTGAATCGACCGTACACAGCCAGCGTTGCACGTGTTTCTTTTTGCGCGGACACCGCAGCACCTTTGATGCACAGCGTCATTTCCCCGGCATACTTTTTCGCCCCATTGGGCACCGGCACAAGATACACGCTGGTATCGTCCGCCTCCAGCATGTCAGCGGTCAGAAGCACCTCTATCGTGGCTTCCCCCAGCGCATCGCGGAACTGCACCATTTTCGTCAGGCCGTCCCACATGCCGGAGAACTCCATGCGGAGAATAACATCGTTGTGGCTCCCGGCAGCGCCGATCATGCCCTTGTCGCCGGTGATATATTCGTTCTGGATTTTCAGGGGAATTGTCCTTATCATGCCCTGTGTCCTTTCCGCTGAAAAAACGGCACAGCAAGCCGGAAGGATCACGCCCTCCTGCGCTTGCTGCGCCGTGTCACAGCTGTTTTTCGTGTCTCGCGGTGGTATGCAGTTGTCAGTTCAGCTGCTGCTTAACGGCCTCGTATTCCCGGCTCTTGCTCTCCAGGTACTCCGCCGTCGCCGCGTCCTGCGCCATAGACTGCCGGATGATGTCATACACGTCCTTGGGAATGCGGACATACTTGCCGCGCTGGATGCGATAGATTTTGCCGTTCAGCCCCACCACAATGTCGTCCTTGTACTTCCCGTCGTCCTTGAACGCGAAGAAGGAAACCATGCCGTCATCCTCCGTGTCTTTGGCGGACATGCCCTTCATCATCGCCTGCGCTTCCTTCGCGGCGCTCTTGGCCTCCTCGGCCTCTTTCCTGGCCTGCTCCAGCGCTTCATTCGCTGCGGCCAGAGCCTTTTCCATGTCCTCCGGGGTTCTCTGTTTCTTCTCTGCCATGTTCATTTCTCCTTTTGTCCGTGCGGAGGGGGACAGCACCCCCTCCGCTATGTGGTTAGTTCATGCTGCCGCTCTCAAAGGTAGAGGCGGATTCGATACGAACCATGTACTGCTCCACCAGACGCTCGGCCACCTTGGTCAGCTTCCAGCCTGCGGTGGCGCGCTGGTCCAGCGGGTCGGCGGTGCCGGCGGAACCCCGCTGCTTCACGATGTGCTGCAGGCCACCGCCCTCCAGCTCTGTCACGCCGTAGGCATCCGCGCCGAGAATCAGCGTGGAGTACACGTCGCGACCATCCTTGCCGCCCTCGCCGGGATAGATCACATCGTTGGCAGATGCCGAGATGGCCTTTTCCACGGTCATCTGGCTGGTGGTGTTGGCCGTCACCTGAACGGTGTTGCTGCCGATGGTGACCATACGTCCCACCAGTGCGCCCGCCTCTACGGTACCGCCGCTGAACTTGACGGTGGTGCTGGACGTCACCGCATCGGACACCTTCAGCGTGCGGGAATTGGACGCCAGATCAGCGCCGTGGAAGATCTTCGCCTCGGTGGTCTCCACGAAACGGACGCCCTCGATCTTGCCGATCTCGCCCTCGTAGATGCCGTCGGGGTCGGAATAGGTCTTCACGTCCACCCACTTCTTGTCGTTCATCAGGTCATAGGCCACGTCCGGATGGATGATACCGGCAAAGTAGCCGTTGATCTTCTGTGCGTTCATGACCTTCAGCGTGCGGACAGCTCTGCGGATGTCGTCCACGGTCAGATAGCAGTTGTTCGCCTCGGTGGTGCTGCCGCCCACCAGAGAGGCGCGGTTGGTCTTTCCGCCGGAGAACACCACGTTGGTGCCGCCTGCCAGAACCTCGCGGGTGATGGTATCGGCGGTGCGGCCAGCCTGAGACGCCAGCAGGCGGGTGGCCTGCACCAGGTTATTGTCAATGGCCGTCAGCTCCAGGATGTCGGACAGCTCAATGAAGCCGCCGTACTGCTTGATGGTGGCGGTGATCACGCCCATGCTCAGCTTCTGACCGGCGGGGGTCACACCTTCGGTCAGGGGCGTGAGCGCCTTTGGCAGGCTGTCGTACTTGCGGAACTCGATGGTCTTGCCGCTGTTCTTGGGGATGGGATGCTTCTGGGCGAACTGATCGTGGATCAGCTCAGGCTCGGCCAGATTGATCAGACGCATGCTGTAATACGTCTTCATCTCGTCGCTCAGGTCGGCATCCAGTGTGGTGTTGGTGTAACCGTCAAACAGGTTCAGCACCACGGGCATCAGGTACAGATCGTTGTAAATAGTATTCATACTTGCTCCTTTCAGTATATCGCTGCGGAGCGTAGATCAGAAGGAAATGCGTTCGCCTCTTGCTACTCTCCGCTCGATCTCCTCAAAGTCTGCTCTCGTCAGCTTCGAGGGGTCGGTTTTTGTGACAAACGCGCTGTTGGAGCTGGTTCCGTTCTCGGCGGGGCGGTTGCCCTTCGCCCGTACATTGTCGGCCACCTTTTTCTCCGTGCTGGCGGCAGCGGCCTGTACCGCATTGCCCATCAGCTCGTCAAAGTGCAGAACACGGTATGCGTGCTCCACCGGTGTGCCGGCTTTCAGTAGATTCAGGAAGTCGGGATTCTGAATCTCCTGCATCAGGTCGAAGCTCTGGTACATGGGGTTGCCCTTCATGGCCTCCGCCTCTTTGTACCACTTCTCGCCCTGCGCACGGAAGAAATCATTCTGCTGCTGCTCCTGCTGGCTTCTCAGCAGCTCGGCGTTCTCCCGCTTCAGCTTACGGAATTCCTTGTACTGGTCTTCGCTCATGCCTGCTTCCTCCGCGGCCTCGCTCCAGTACGCATGATCGTTGTCCACGGCCTCCAGCAGACGCTTTGCGTCTCCGTCCTGAATGTTGTACCGCTCCATCAGCGTGTCCAGCACCGGCTGGTATGACTTCATCCGCTGTTCCGTCTCCCGCGCCTCTTTGAAGCGCCGGTCGATCATTCTCTGCGTCTCCTGTGTGTACAGGTCTTTGTATTCACCGTTGATCAGCTCACGGAAAGCCTTTTTCTTGGCTTCCAGCGCGTCGGACGTGGATTCCACGTCCTTTACCTTCTCAGCCCCGGCGTCAGGCTGCTCCTGCTGCACCTCGCTTTCCGGCTGCTTGCCGTACTTTACGTTGTCCAGCGCGCCCGTTTTGCCCTGGCGGGTGTTACCAGCGCTTGCCTGTGTCTCGCCCTGTGCGGTGGCGGCTGTCGCCCCATCGCCGCCCTCAAACAGACAGAGGGTCATGTCGTAAAGGTACATATCGTTCCTCCTTAAAATGCGCGGGCATATCGCTCCCGTGTGGCGTCCCTGTCCCTGCGGGATGGCAGCGTCTCATAACCGCCGCCACCCCGCCCAGAACAAAAGGGGAGGGGCAGAGTTTCTCCTCTGCACCTCCCACAGTAACATTGATTTTTTCTGTTTTTCCACTTAAAAGTGGAATTTTCAAAATTTTACAGAAATTTTTTCCGGCGCCATCTTTTCCAGCTGCAAAAAGCCTATCTTCAGCAGGTCATACAGCCACTTCCCGCCGTGCCATCTTAGGTATGCGTCCCCGCTTTCCAGCTTTTCATGCACAAGATCCGCCTCCTGCGTGTTGTGCAGCCAGCCCGCCGCTGTATACATCAGGCAGCTGACCGCCGCACACACATCCGGCGCACCTGTGGCATGTCCCCGACACCTGACGGAGCAGCTGTCACTGCAATGCAGCGTTACCTCCGTCATACGCTGGGCACGCTCCTTTGCGCCAAAGCCTGCCCGTACCCGGTCATAGGCGTCTGCGCCTCCATAATGCCGCTTGCAAGTTCGCTGTGCGCCTCCGTTTCACTTCCTCCGGTGTTATTGCCTCCCGTCTGCCGCGTCTCTTCCTGCGGCATCAGAGCGCCCGTAATCACGGCAAGTTGCTGTTGCATCTGCATGACCATGTTCAAAAGCGTCTGCCCCTGCATGACTTTCTCCCGCACCGTCTGTATGCCCTCAAAGTCCATCATCTCCAGCGCGATCAGGCTGGCCTGCGCGTTTTCCGGGGCGAAAAAGTCCAGGGAATACAGCTCCTTTGCCCGCTCGTTCTGCTCCATGCGGCTGAACGGGTTTTTCTTCTGCGCCTTGATCTTGAGGTCGAACACCGGACGGCGGTACATCTCGTTGCCCAGCGTGTCCAGCCCCGTTACCTGATCCTGCAATCCCGCGTTGTCGAAGGTGACAAACTGATACTCGTTCCCCTCGCCGGTAATGCGGAAGCTGCGGCTCACGTCGTAGAACTGCCGCATCAGTTCCACGCACAGCGTGTTGATCTGCGTATACGCACGATAGCTGGCGGCTATCATGTCACGACTGGCCTTGTTTCCTGCCTCCTGCAAGGCCGCAATCGCCGCCGCTGCGGTCACATTGGTGGTGCCGCCGGAGTTTACGTCCCGGTTGGCCGCCGTGTCCTTCATCTCCTCGATCTTCATCTGCGCCACGGTAACGTAGATATCGGAAAGGGGCTGTGTCACGATCTCCTTGACGCGCTGATCCCCCAGCTCTCCATTGACGTGTACCATCGGCCGGTTCCAGTCGAGAAATTCTTCCTCGTTGATAGCCGTGCTGTCGCTGACAAAGAAACGTTTCTTGGTGGCCATCATCGCGTTTTCCAGAATGTTGGCGCTGAGCTTGTCAATGTACAGCTGCGGATCCTTGCATATCGCCACATAACCGAAGCCGATGGGTGTGCCCTTTTCCGGGTACATCACGTCCAGCACCACAGGGTACATGCCGTGGTCATAGAAACCGCGCTCCCGGTACTCCGGGTCATTCTGGCTGGCGTACAGCAGGGTGGAGCCTACGAACTTGACATAGTGCAGCACCGTCCTGCCGCTGGGTGTCTTGACCTTGTAATACCAGTCCACCACCACGCTCTTTTCGCTGGTGTCCACGCTGTCGTCATAGATGTACTCTTTCACATCGATGACCTTACCCTTCTGTTTGCCCTCCAGTTCCGGATATTCCTTGTCCAGCAGGTCGTTGTCCACCAGATCGACGATGAACAGATTCCGGCTTTTCTGGATATCCGTAATGCCCGGCTCCCAAAACAGGTTCAGCAGGTCGATGTCCCTGATCTCGATGTCACCCAGCCCGTTGTCCTTCTGGCTGTCCCAGAACACACCGTAAGCAGCCGTGCCGTGCTTCAGCTTCTCCCACCAGTTATCGGAGTACACCTGCTCGAAGAGGTTGTACTCCTGCACCACGGGGAGAATCTGGCTCAACGTCTTTGCGCTCTGCTCGTCGCTCTCCTCACGCGGCAGTACCACCGGCTCCGGGTAGTTGTCCATCGCGTCTGCGTGCTTGTTCTGGATGGTGTTAAACAGCCATGCCGACGTGGGCTTGGGCTGCGGCGGTGTAGACTTGACCTCCTTGCCGCTTCTGTCCACCCGTTTGGCCTTGCTCTGGCCGATGCCCTCCCAGTGCCGCAGCTCCCACCACAGCTCGTCGTTGACGATGCGGCTTTCCAGATTGCTCTTTCCGTCCTTGTACTTTGTCAGCAGATCGATGCCGCGCCCCACGTCCTTTTCCGTGATCATGGGCGCATCCTCCGGCCTTGTCAGCAGCATAGCCGCCATCTCCGGCGACATGTCCTGCTCCTGCTCCGTTATGCCGGGCACTCCGAATCTCTCCATGTGCTTCCTCCTCAGTATACTTGATAAAATGCGTACCGGCTGGGCTTGTACTCATCCTCTGTCTCCAGCGGGGAGTATGGCCGCTCCACTGTCCTGTATGTGTCCCTGGGGCCTATGGGGTTCTTCATGCACACATACCGGCACATGTCGTAGATGTGATCCTCGCCGTCTGTGTCGATGTCCTCCACGTCCGTCTGGTCATATACCAGGTTCGGCACCGTCCGTATAAAGTGCTTGCAGGTGCTGAACACATACAGCATGGGCACCCCGTCCTCGTCAAAAGCCAGCCGGTGGTGCACCTGCATTTTGCCGTTGATCCGGGCATGGTCGCCCTTTTCAAAGTACACCCGCTGCCGCTCCATCAGGGCGCCCACACTCTCCGTGCCGTCGCTTTGCCAAATGGCCGGGTCGCCCACACGGTGTATCTGCCTTCCCCGCAGGTTGGGATCGTCCTCCTCTATGCGCCGTATTTCCTGCGCTACCCTTGACGGTTCCCACATCACGCCCTTGTTGGGCGTGCCTGTGCAGCCATACAGCTCCCGAATATGGTACATCCGCCTGTTCCTGTCCACGGCAAACCAGCCTACGGCAAAAGGTCGTGAATAGCCCCAGTCCATCCCGCACCAGATAGTCCAATCCTCCGGCACCCGGAACGGCGCGATCACATGGGTGTTCTTCCGGTCGATGTAGTGCTCACTGTCGTTGCGCCACTCCGTGAACACCTGCCCCTCGAAGCTGTCCCAGTTCCCGTACAGCAGAGCATTTCGCTCCGCCTCCGGCATGCTGGCCAGCCTCTGGACATACATGGGGTCGTTCTCCATCAGTATCTTATTGTCAAACACCGAGGACGGCACGAAGATCCGCTTCTGCTCCCCGGTGTGCTGCCTGCCGTCAGGCGTGTACCACGTCGCCGTTTCCGTGATGGTGTGCATGGGCGGCGCCGCTGTAATAAACCGCTCTTTCACCCAGCCATGCCCGATCCCTCCCGGGTTGGCCGTGGAGCGCATATACACCCTCGTACCGGCTCCGTTGGGGCGGTTACGGGATTTAAGATACTCGTACTCCTCCTGCGTGAAGTGCGTCAGCTCGTCGAAGGCGATAAAGTCATACGCCTGCCCCTGATACTGTATCTTGTCCTGCGGCCTGTTCATGCTGCCGAACACGATCTGCGCACCGGACGGAAACCGCCATGTGTGGCTGCTGCCGTTGTACCTGGCCTTGGGGTATACCCGTGGGTAATAGTTCAGCGTCTTGTCGATCAGCTCCCGCAGCTGCGGGAACGTCTTTCGCAGGATCAGCGCCTTATACCAGGGGATATGCACCTGCCGCAGCGCCTCGATGACCAGCGCATCGCTCTTGCCGCCGCCTAACCTGCTGCCCCGCCATAAAGGGCTTCATACTCCGGTCTTGCCATAAAGACGGCTTGCCTGGCTTGTGGCTGCCAAACGACACTGGGAGCACTCATTCTGCATCACCACCTTTGACCTCCGGCATCAGCACCACGCCGATCTCCTGCCGGTCAGTCTCCGGCGCTTTCTCGCGCCACCCGAAATTGCAACTCAGGCTGAACTTTGCGCCGTTCGCACCGTCACGGTCATACAGCCGCGCCTCTGCGTATTCCTCGCACATGGACTTCGCACGCGTAACCGTGTCCGTAAACTCAGGCCTCGCCTGATAATCGATCAGCGCTTGTCTGCCCGTAAACCCCAACGCCAACGCAAGCCCTGTTATCGTGGGCGGCTTCTGCCCGATCAGGATGACGTTTCCGTATTTGTCCATAATGGGCTGCCCATCATCACCGATAATAGGTTCTCCCTTGCAGCTATTAAAGTAAGCGTCAATGGCTTCCTGCATTTGCTTGACGCTTTTGTATTTTCTCGGGCATCCTACCTTTGCCATTTTGCTCACTTCCTTCCTTGTCTGACGCACTGGCCTCCCACCACTGGCCTTTGTCATTGGCACGTCTGTACCCGGCTTTCGCCTCACCTGAATCCATTAAGCATTGTCCGGGCGCTACCCGGCATCTGGTGCAGACGGTTGGGTTCGAACCAACGGCCGGGAATCAGCGCCGGGAACGCTGTGTGCTCTACCGACTGAGCTACGTCTGCATATTGCTCCCTCCGGGCGGAGCCGAAGCCCCGCCCATCAGGAAAAGAAGGGGGAAAAGAAAAAAGATGGAGATGCAGAGTTTGCCTCTGCATCTTCCATCATAAAGTGCGTTTTTTCAATTTTTCCACTTTTAAGTGGAATTTTCAAAATTTATTTTTCGGCAATATCTACCACGCAGGGATAGTCCGTCCTGCCCATCAGATAGTCCACCGACACGCCGAATTCATCCGCTATGCTCTTCAGCGCATCCATCGTCGGCTTCGCCGTCCCCAGCTCATACCGGCGTATGGCGTCCGAGTTCAGCCCACAGCGCTCCGACAGTACATACCGCTTCAGTCTCTTTCTCTCCCGCAGCTTTCTCAGCCGTTCCGGGAATTCGCTCATGTCAGCACCTCCTCCCCAATGCGGTCATTATCTTCTTGTCCACCTCCGTCAGCGTAACCAACGCTTCTTTTAGGTCATACACCATCGGCGGAGGACCTGGTAGGTCGCACTCTATAATGTCCTCCGGAAAGAATGTCTCCCGCACGCCCTTGCACTCCGCCACGATGTACCGCCCCTTCGGATGCACATACACCACCGCGCCCTTGCGTATAGGGAATTTCTTTTCCTCGCACCCCTTACCGGGGAATAAGTCTGGCAGCGTCATAAACCGCGCCCGGATCACATCACCCTTCTGCATTGTCCCTCCACGGCGTATCTACGCACTCCGGTTTCTTGCAGCGCATCTCGATCGCCCACAAAATGTTCCACGCCGCCGCCAGCAGGTGATCCTCGTCCCCTTGCCCGTCCAGATACTTTGCCGCGTGGCGCATGGCACTGTCCATCAGGCTGCTGGTGGGTATCCCTTTATCGACGTTATGCACCCCGTACTTGAGTGCCCCTGCCTCGCAGTGCTTGCTTACCTCGATGATCGCCGCCCACGGCAGAAGATCCATGCGGCCTTTCCCGCTGTGCATATCCCGCTGCGCCCCGGTGCTGAAGGTGGTACGTTCTCCACTGTCCTTAATGTTCATGCTCATCGTCCTTTCTCTCGCCGTAGGAACAGAAGTCCTCCGGCCTGCGGCTCTGCCACGCCTCTGGATGTGTGTTTCCGTCCGAGTAGATTTTCAGGCATACGCCCATGTCGTAATGCTTGCAGTCCTTGCAGCGCACCACCGGCACAGAATCGACCTCCTCTGTCAATGCGAGATACGCAAGTGCAAGCGGTCTGCTGTGGTTAAGCAGTACGTCTTTTCCATGTACTGCGCGATGTGCTCAATGACTGCAACGGCTTCCGCTTTCAGATCCGCGCCGTCGGGAAGGTCATTCGTATAGTGCATAAGTTCGTTTCGCAAATTATGCACGATCGTCACCTCCGTCCATCTTCGCGCCACAGTTGGGGCAGAAATCGCTCTTGCGGTTGTTCCACATATCGCAGCACGTTGATACATACCCCTCGGCAACAGGCGTTCCGCTTCGATAGTGCGTTACCCACCGCCCATGCACCCCGTCGTTCTCCTCCCCATTGAACCACTTCCGCAATTTGTACGCGCACGAAACACACAGTTCATATTCCTCGGTGTTTACGCCGGTCTTAAACAGCCGTATCCCGACATAGGTGACGGAGATGGACGAGTTGATCTCCGCTCCGCAGCGGTCACACACTCTCTTTGTCGCCATTGTCAGCCCTCCTGTTCCATGCTTCGATTGCTTTTGCCTCCAGAGTTTTGTCCGTCGTAGCCCAGTTGGGAAGCCGGGTGTTCACGGGGTCATTCATAACGCGACCACCAACAGAGCCACCACGCGCGTGGCAGGTGTTGCATCTGGCAGAGTAGGTGTGCATTTCTACGCGCATATCAAGCCCATTCCACCCGGCAAGTCGCGACTTTCGGTCTATCTTGAGTTTTGTGCTGCCACAGAACGGGCATGGTTTCAATTCGGCCATCACTCCATCTCCCCTTTCAGTTCGTCATACAACTCGCTGAACCGCTTGTTCCACTTCTTCAGTCCGAAGAAACAGTACACGCCCAACACGATCCACAGCCCGCTGGCGATGTTTTGCAACAAGTTTTCCATCACATTCCCCTCCATCTGCACCCGTCACAGGCTCCCTCGTGTGCTTGTTTGTACTTCCCGCAGTATTGGCATAGCTCGTTGATAAGTGCCTTGCGGTCTGCCGCCAGCTTCTCGTTTGCGGCCATCAAACTACTATTGGCACCATCCAACTGCGAAATGCTATCGTAATGCTCCTTGAGGTCTTCCCGTGTTTTCAGCAACTCCGCGTTGCTCATTATCAGGTCGCCTTGCAGCTTTGCGATCTCCTCCGGTGTGTAGCCTGTGTCCTCATACTGTTTCAGCCTCTCCCACACCTTCCGCTGGGAGCAATCCCCACCCTCGCAAAAGCTACCGCCCGGTGTCTCTGTACACTGTGCAATGTCACAGAATCTTCCCTCAAATGTCAGCCTGTCCATCGTTCTTCTCCTTCACCGCCACAGCCTTTGCCAGCTGTGCCATGCCCTGATTCATGTCCTCTATCTGCTTATCCCGCCGTGCAATGGCGTCCTTCAGGCTGTCGTTGGCTTTCATCAGTGCATCGATGTGCCGCTGCTGGTTCTCGATCAGGTCAGCGGCGTATCCCATCGCTTTTTCGATACATCTAAACTCGGCAATCAGAGGACACGCTCCTTCGCATTTCTTATGCTGCTCGCAGCACCGCAGCGCGGTTATGATCTCGTCTCTTGTCATGTCATTCCTCCTCGCCAAATGGCAATCATGCTGGGAAACGGCGCCGTTCCCATCGGCTTGCCGTCCAGCTCAAATTTCAGACGCCCGCGCAGAAAACGTATCTCTGCCTTACCCAGGATGTAGTCGTGAAAACTGGCACGGTCAGTCCGCGCCGGAATCAGCAGAACCACCGTTGTCCCCGGCTTCTGTCCCTCCCGGCAGCACTTCTCCGTCCACAGTCCGGTTTCCTTGCTCCCGTAGGGCGGGTTACAAAACACTGTTTCGCCCCCCCAATTTTGCCGCAAACCATCATCGTTTTGCGTGAAATACCGCGCACACTTGTGGTTTTTGTCACTGGCGGCGGCGTCCAGCGTAAAATGGAACTCCGCGTCCAGCTCGTCAAACAGCTTTTGCGGCGTTTCCCAGAAATTCTTATCGCTGGAAAACAAAGCGTCATTCACCATGTCATTCCTCCTCTCACACCGCCACGCAGTCCATCAACTGCGCCATTGTCGTTATGGTCACACCACACCACTCCGGCAGGTTGGCACGCACCAGCGCGGACGCCACCGGCGGACACACCGCATTGCCGCACCGCGCTACCTGCGCGCTTTTCTTGTACTCATTGCCCTCGTAATCGCGGTCAATGATGTAATCCGGTGGGAACCCCATAGCGTTGTACAGCTCACGGGGAGACAGCATCCGAAGTCCAATATCCGCAATGTAGTACAATGTCCGGCTGATCTCCAGAAGCAGCACCTCGTCCTCCGCCAGCTCGTAGCCGCAAAACTCATTCAGCAGTGCGCGTATCTCCGCCCAGTGGCCCAGATCGTCTCCGCCGCACATCTTCGCCAGAAACACCTTGCACACGGCAAACTCCCCGGCGCTTGTGGTCACGGTCTGCATCGGTTCCTTCATGCCATGACCCAGGTTGTCGCCCTTAAACTTCACCACATGGGCCGCCACCACTGCCTCACGGTCGTGGCTGGTAACTGTGTGCATAGGCTCTCGCACATCCAGCGGTCTGCCGCCGGTGTAATACTCCACCAGATTGGCGCAGGTCAGCCCGTATCGGTTGGAGGCGTCCACCGTGTTGATGGGCGTACCCAACCCGGATGCCCGGACACTCTCCGTCTGCTCTGTGTGATACTGGATCAGCGCGGGAGCCAGAAGCGGCCTGCACAGATTTTCCTTTCCGGTACCGACCACCGTAGGAACCGGCGCGTCAATATCATGTACGCGGGGCGCCTGTCCCTTGCGCTCTCCGTAGCCAGTAGGTACAATAAACGGCTTTCCGCTGCGGATGGTGAACTTGTCCACGCCCCGGATGATCCGCCGCATGGTGTTCTTCGCCAGCGGGCGAACCGCTTTCAGGCCGTATTTGTCCATGATCTGCGCCTTAGATGCAAATACCGACGGGCAGGGCAGCGACCAGTCGATGATCTCCGATGCACAGCGCCACTTTGGCACTCCATCCGCGCCGGTTTTGCTGTGAGTAGGCTTCGGCCAGACAATGGGCTTTCCGTCACAGCGGGCGATCATGTAAAACCGCTTGCGGGAGGTAGGCGCTCCAAAGTCTGCCGCCACTAGCTCCCGGAACTCCACGGTGTAGCCCAGCGCCTCCAGTTGGCTGATAAACCGCCGGAAGGTCGTACCGGCCAATTTCTTCACCGGCTTCCCCTTCCGCACCGGCCCCCACGTCTGGAACTCCTCCACGTTTTCGAGGATGATGACGCGGGGACGCACCTCTGCCGACCACCGAAGCGTGATCCATGCGAGGCCGCGAATTTTCCTGTCTACCAGTGCCGCGCCCTTTGCTTTGGAAAAGTGCTTGCAGTCCGGTGAGAACCACGCCAGCCCCACAGGCCGCCCACGGCACACGGTCTTTGGGTCTACGTCCCACACAGACGCTTGCAGATGCTCCGTGTAGGGGTGGTTTGTCTTGTGCATCAGGATCGCCGCCGGGTCGTGGTTAATGGCAATCGCCACCGCCCTGCCCGTTGCAATCTCAATGCCTGTCGATGCACCGCCGCCGCCGGCGAAATTGTCCACGATGATCTCTCCGGTCATCGTCTCTTGTGCAAAAATCATATCAATCTCCAAACACCACGCCGCACTCATCCTTCAGCACGTCCTTGATGTGCTTCCGCTTGATGCGGCCTTCGTTTATCTCCTCCGCCAGCTTCTCCAGGCACTCGTACAGATACGCGATGCTGTGGGTGTCCCGGCTGTCCGATGTCTCCTCGAATACGTGCCATCCGCATTTGTCCATCAGCACCATTGCCACCATGTCCATGTTCTCCCGTGTGCCTTGCAGTTTGCCACGCATAAAGATGCGGTCGTCCCTGCTCAAATGCTGTTTGCCCATGTCAATACCTCACTCCGATGTAGTCCAGCACCCTTGCATACCCGAGTCCGTCTTTCGTGGGTTTCCACAGCCCGTCCGCGTCGAATTCCCCACCGCCGATGCAGAACTGGTAGTGCTTCGGGTGCGTCAGTTTCATGCGTTCAAAACGGTTGACGCCCTTTTCGAGATGTGCCCCAAAGCCGCAGAACATACACCCTGTGCGTTGGCAGCCCGTGCAGTGCAGCTTGCAGTCGATCAGCGTCGCGCCGTAGTCGTTCTCGCCGTCGCTGGCCACGATGTCGCCGTACACGCTTGCGTAGGGTAGCCCGCGCTCCACGATAAACCGCAGCACATCCTGCTCCGTCCAGAAACTCATGGGCTTGCCCATCGGTCGCTTTCCCTCAAAGGCGTTGCAGCCAGTTTCGCGCCATTTTTGCATCCGCAAAAGACTTTCCTCCGCCATTGTTGCCGTCGTTGGTTTGACATCCGCTCGGTGCTCATAGCTTTTCGATGGAGACTTTTTCATAATTCCACAACACTTGTCTGATATGAAAAATGGAGCCGAAAGCAAATACTCCCACTTTTCGCAGTTGTATATGCTCTTTCCCCCATCGGCGCGTAAGACTTCCCCGCGCAATAGCTTCATACTTCGGCTATCTGGTGAACGCCGCGCGGTTTCTATCCGGTGCGCTACGTCTTTACCGATGATGCTGTACCCGTACTTCGTCACCACCTGTCGAATGTTCATCTTCGGGCGTAGACGGTGAAGGTTTACGGTTACGCGGGGGAACTCCCTCCGTAGCCAGTCGGCGTACTCATTGACAAACTTCTGTATCTCCGGGTACTCCAACCCAGTGTTCACAAACACCAAGTTCAGCTCCCACGGCGGTGTCCTGAAGCTCGACAAGTACCGCGCCGCCAGATACGCCAGCACCGTGCTGTCCTTTCCGCCGGAGAAGCTGACGTAGCACTGTCCGCCCCATGCGGTGTACCACTCGTCCAGCTTTTCGTAGGTCAGTATCTCCTTATCCTGCACGTCCAGCGCCATAAGTTTTCTTGCCGCTTCATTCGTCAGCGGCTGGTTTGTGCGCTCCACGTCACACCTCCCGTATAGCAAACCCGTACCTACTGCGGAACAACTTTGCTTTCATGGCATACTCGCGGGTACGCATCCCCTTTACGTCCTCCACCACCGGAAACCAATACCGCTGGCCGTAGCTGTCAGGAGCCGTTCTGCGCTCGTACACGAAGTCCGCAATGTAGTCGATACTTTTCACCCGTTCGCCATCAAACGTCGTGTACGCCTCTTGCAAACAGTACCGCACCTGCAATTTCAGCCCACGTATCTCCCCGGCCTTTTGCAGCAGCACCAGCGCGTCGTATCGCTCCGCCTCTTTCTTGCTGTCAAAGGTCAGCTTGCCGCGCTTGGTCTTCTGCGCCTTGTACTTCCCCGGTTTCCGAATCTTCTCCATGACCTGCTTCTGCGCCGCAGGGGACAGCCGCGCCAGATCATCACTTTTTAAGCCCATTCTCCAGTCCTCTTTTCTCCAATCCTCGCTTGTTCATCGTGTACCGCAGCCTTGCGGTCTGCTTCTTCTGCTCGCCGCAGCGGTCGCAGGTTCCGGGCGCCCAGATATACGGGTCGGGGGCAAATATGTACTCCAGCCACATAGCCCGCACACAGTCGGCGCACAGCCTGCCGGACGCGATCTCCCATGCGCCGTCGTTCATCTCAGCCTCCAGTTCTTCCCACTGCCCGTCACGCTCATGGTAAAGCCCTTTGACCGCTCCGCAATGCGGGATCCTATCGCCTCGTCCCAGTCCAATATCTGGCCTATCGTCCTCTCGGAGCTGATGATCGTGGCGCACTCCGGCTTTATGTACCGTGCGTTGAGTATTTCAAACGCAATGTTCCGGTCGGCCTCCGTCACGTTGCCCTTGAGAAAGTCGTCGATGTAAAGCACGCGGATGGTTTTCAGTTTCCCCACAGCATCGGCGTACAGCTCCGCATCGTTTACCTTTGCCTTGATGGAGGGAATGTCCGCCCGCCACTGCATGTACCGCACCGGCAAGCCTGCCTCCATCAGCTTCCCGCAGATCGCCGTGCACAGGTGCGTCTTGCCGCTGCCGGGGTTCCCCCCGGCATAGAACCACTTTCCGCGCCATCCCGTGATATACGCCTCGGCCATCTGCTTGGCCTGCTTCTGCCACGTCTCCGCCGTCTGGTACGTCTCCAGCGTGCAGCTTTCCAGCAGACCGGCAAGCCCGCTTCGTTCAATGCGCCGCTGGTTGTCCTTTCGTATCTGGCAAGGGCAGCTCCAGGTCATAAGCTCCCCGGTGGCACTGCGTGTGACCGTATAACCCCTGTCCTCGCAGTCCGGGCACTCAAAGTACGACTTCTCCGGGGATATTCCATTTTTTCGCAGATTCTCCAGTACTGCCGTTACATCCACCTCCGTGTTCCTCCTTCCATCTCGTCTCCCAGCTCCGCACAGCGGCTTTCCAGTCCTTCATGTGGTTTTTCCCCACCATCCAGCCCTTTTGCTCGTAAAAGGCAACAAAGCGCTCTGCGTTGACGTGGTAGCCCTGCGTCTTCACATAGGCAGACACATCATCAGCGGATGGCGGTGTGAAGCGCGCCGCGCGTATATCACTCTTGCCATCGTTAGATGGCAGAGTATCGGTATTGGTTTCGGTATTGGTTTCGGTATAGCCATTTTTGCCATTGGCAGAGATGGCTTTGCTATTTTTGCCATTGGCAAAAATGCGTTTGCCATTTTGCCATCTTGCAGCCGCTCCAGCTTTCCCTGCTTCGCTCCGTACTACGGACACTTCCTCGTAGCTTGCCTTAAACCGATCCTCCTGAGACATAACGCGCTTGGCGTAAAATCTCTCATTGCCACAGAGCGCTATCTGCTCTCCCGTCATGCTGTATGCCAGCAATGCCCGCGTTAGCCGACCGAACTCTGCATCGTTGAGTGCTTCCATCTCCTCTAAATAATCATAGGGGAGTGCAGCATAGTTTCTTGCCATTGCGCCACCTCTCACTCCTTCGGCGACACGCCTATGACGTATACCCCGCGCTCCTTGTCCAACCGCACATCGCCTGTGTAGTTCTCCAGTGCCTTACTCACAAGGTTGGCGGGCACCTCCAGATGCCAGCCCCACAGCGTGTCGCAGTCCTCCCGCTTCTCTCCGAAGGTAATGGCGCAGGCTACATAGTGCGCCGTGATGGCCTTCCTGTAATCCTGCACGGCACCGGTCAACTCTGACAGGTGCTGCCGCTGCCGCTGCACCACGTTCTGCAAATGCGTGTTCTGCCTGCGCAGCGCCTTGATCTCCTCCTGCATCTTGCCCATTCACGTCACCCCCTTAGAAAGGCAAATCTGACATGTCGTCCTCGTCCATCTCCACGAACTGGCTCTTGCCGTCAGCCCGGGGGAACGTGCCCTGCGCGTCCGTGTCCTTCCGGCTGTCGCCAAAATACATATTGTCCGCCACAATCTCGGCGCTTCTGCGGTTGTTGCCGTTCTTGTCCTGCCAGTCACGCATCTGCAACCGGCCCTCCACCACAGCCATGCGGCCTTTTGTGAAATACTTGGAAGCAAACTCCGCCGTACCGCGCCACGCCACAATGTCGATGAAGTCCGTGTCCTTGGTCCCGTCTGCGTTCTTAAAGTCCCGGTCTACCTCCAGTGCAAAGCTGGCAACGGCGGTACCGTTATTGGTGCGCCGCAGCTCGGGATCCCGTGTCAATCTACCCATGACAAAAATCTTGTTCAGCATATCAAATCTCCTTATAAGTAACTTTTCCCAAATTCTCTGCGGAAGTCCTCTTCCGTCCAGCCCTGCTCCTGCATGGCCTTTAGCTGTCCGTACCGCCGCAGCCTGCGCATTTGTTCGCCGCTGCGGTGTACTGCCGTCTTTCCGTTCCTGTGGCACCTGTTACCGCACAGGTACACAACAAGGCCGTATTTATCGCTCTTCTTGCGGTTCGCACCACCCAGAAGATGATGCTTCTCTAACGGATCGCTCGGGTCATTCCTGCCGCACAGGAAGCACCGCTTGTCCTCCATTGCTTACCTCCGTCCCGTCCCATTCGTATCCGGGCAGCTATGTATGGCGTAGCTGTGCATGCAGTATTTGCCGCCGCCGCTTCCGTGAAATTTTACCGTCGGCGTGGCGTTCCATCCGGGCACCGGCTCCGGGTTCTTCTTCGTCCAGTTGCAATCGCCGTAGCACTTCTTGCATGTCCAACATGGCTGCATATTCAGCGCCCCCATGTACTCACCTCTCCCCACCGGCTCACCAGCGCATCCAGCTCTGCCGGCGTCATAGTCTCAATCCCTGCGCTTTTGCAATCCTGCACAACGGCGTCTATCAACCGCGACATCTGCTCCGTGTCGTAGGTGCTGCTGCCGTACCATACTGTCACGGTCACGCAGCCCTTGAGCTTGCTGGGGAACGTCTCTGCCATCCAGCCGATCCCGTTCCGCTCCCATGCCCTGCAAAATGGCTCTGCCGCCTTTTCCCGCAGGCACAGCACATCGCTAACGCCGCCGATGTTCCGTATCTCCTGCCGGTACACCTCCTGCTTGGAGATACCGTAGTGTGCCGCCAACCTGTCCAGCAGCGCCCAGCAATAGGCGTTGGCATCAAGGCTCCGGCCTTTGCCTTTGATGGTCACGTTGTACTCCTTGTCAGGCTTCAGCGCGTCGCATACGTCCATAGCGGTCTGCGGCGACTTCACACGCAGCGCCAGCCACGCGCCATCACTGTCCTGCTGCCACCGTGCGCCATCGACTGTCACCTGCTGCATAATTCCCCCTCCTGCGGCCAATGCCCCGTTCGTAGGCATTTTGCCAAATACCTGAGGCGAGGTAGGTAACACCCATCGACCCAATCCGCGTCATAATCAACATTGTGCTGTGTCAACCTGTTTTCGTCTATTGGCAGGAAAAAATTAAACAATTCGCCTTCTGTAACGCGGTATGCCACGATCCTACAAAACTTTCTCTTTCGGAACACTCCGCATCCGCTGGCAAACATCTCCACCTGACACTGCTGCCAATACGCTTTCGTAACTTTGAATGCAGGTTTGCTATGCGTTTTCACTTCGGTAATGAGTTGTCTGCTTTCCCCGTCATAGTTCACGCGCAAACGTAGCGAACGAATGCGTATCTGCCTGTCTCGTGTCTTTACACGCAGCGCATCAAGTATCTTGTGCTCGTAAGCCGTGCCACACTGCATTGCCGGCGTAATAACCCTGTCCTTCCTGACCCCCAGTTTCACCAGCCACCATCTTCGAAACGTATCTGTATTCCAGTTACCCATGATGGTGGCGGTGTCGCTTGCGCCAAACCACCCGCTTCTGTCGTGGTTTCGTATCATAGCTTACTCACAGCC